TCTGAGGTTAGAGGTAATAAAGTATTTGATTTATTTAGATTTGCTACAATATCTGACGGTAACGCCGCTAATACTCAAGTTAAAATTTCAATTGCTAATATGACATTTGGTAATTTAACTTTTGATATATTGGTTAGAGATTTCTACGATACTGATAATAATCCGGTAGTTATTGAGAAATTTACAAATTGTACAATGGACCCTAACGATAATTCATTTATTGCTAAAAAAATTGGTACAACAGATGGTGAGTACGAGTTGAATTCAAAATACATTATGGTAGAAATGAATGAAGACGCGCCAATTGACACATTACCTTGTGGATTCAAAGGATTTAAATTTAGACAATATGGTTCATCAAGGTCTCCATTCCCAATATATAAAACTAAATATGATTTTCCTGGTGAAGTAGTATTTGACCCCCCATTTGGATTAAGTTCAGGTGGTAATGACGCTACGTTAAGTCCGGGTGATAATGTTCGTAGAACTTACTTAGGTATTTCAACAGGAAACGGTGCGGGATATGATGTTGATTTCTTCCAATATAAAGGAAAACAAAATCCATTGAGTTTATGTTCAGAAACTGACACGGCTGAGTGGTTAACATTTACAAAAGGTTTTCATATGGATAAAAATGCAAGTGGTATTACAATATCAAACGCATTTACTACAAGTGGAACTCCGGCATATTACGTTGGTGATGCAACATTTACATCAGACCCGACTGATGAAACAAGTCCTTACTACAGAATATACTCTCGTAAATTCTCATTATTAGTTCAAGGTGGTTTTGATGGTTGGGATATCTATAGAGAATCAAGAAGTAACACAGATACATTTAAATTAGGTCAAAGAGGATTTTTAAATGGATACTGTTCAGGAACAATCCAATACCCAACGGCTACAGGATGGGGAGCATTCAAGAAAATTACTGTTGGAAACAATAGTGTTGATTATGGTAATTCTGATTACTACGCATACTTATTAGGTCAGGAAACATTTTCTAATCCTGAGGCGGTTAATATTAACTTATTTGTTACTCCGGGGATTGATTATACTAATAACTCTGATTTAGTTGAGTCGGCAATTGAAATGATTGAGTTTAACAGAGCTGACTCATTATATATTTGTACAACCGCTGATAGTGATTTATTTATACCAAGTCCTGACCCAAGTGCGTTAATTTACCCACAAGAGGCCGTAAATGAACTGGAGAATAGAGGTATTGATTCTAACTACACCGCAACTTATTACCCTTGGGTATTAACTAGAGATAGTGTAAATAACACTCAAATCTATTTACCACCAACGGCAGAAGTTGTTAGAAACTTGGCGTTAACTGATAATATTGCGTTCCCTTGGTTCGCAGCGGCAGGTTACACAAGAGGTATCGTAAATGCTATCAAAGCGAGAAAGAAACTTACTCAAGAAGATAGAGATACTCTTTACCAAGGACGTATCAACCCAATTGCAACTTTCTCTGATGTAGGTACCGTAATTTGGGGTAATAAAACTCTACAAATTGCTCAATCAGCACTTGATAGAATAAATGTTAGAAGATTATTACTTCAAGCTCGTAAATTGATTTCAGCGGTATCTGTAAGATTATTGTTCGAACAAAACGACCAAAAAGTAAGACAAGATTTCTTAGATGCGGTTAATCCTATCTTAGATGCTATCAGAAGAGATAGAGGGTTATATGACTTCCGTGTAACAGTTTCGTCAGACGCAGCTGATTTAGACAGAAATCAGATGACTGGTAAGATTTATATCAAACCAACCAAATCGTTAGAATTTATAGACATTACATTCTACATTACTCCTACCGGAGCATCGTTTGAGAACATCTAATAAGTTTTAAAAAGTTTTAAACCCCCCATTACTATTTTTAGTGGGGGTTTTTTATTTTATAAGATATTTATATATAATGTTAGGAAAATCAAAAAATATTTATATCTTTGTACCCTAAAAAATTAAATTATGTTAAAAACTAAATTAAAAGAAGAAATTGATGATATTGGAACACCTAATGAAAAGTATTATGCTTTTGATTGGGACGATAACATAGTTACAATGCCGACTAAAATTATTCTTAAAGATGAAGATGGTGACGAAGTTGGAATGTCGACTGAAGATTTTGCGGAATATAGAGATATAATTGGTAAAGAACCTTTTGAATTTGATGGTCATACGATTGTTGGTTATGGAGAAAACCCGTATAGATATTTTAGAACTACTGGTGACAAACAGTTTATTGTTGAAGCTATGATGGCTAAACCGGGTCCGGCTTGGCCTGATTTTGTTGAAGCAATTAATAACGGTTCAATATTTGCTATTGTTACTGCGAGAGGTCACACACCATCAGTTATTAAAGAAGCGTGTTATAACTATATAGTTTCAAACTATAATGGTATTAACTCAAAAGAACTGATTAAAAATTTAGAAAAATACCGTGATTTGGCGGACCAAGAAACCGTATCAAAAAGAGAGATGATTCGTGAATACTTAGATTTATGTAAATTTTATCCTGTAAGTTTTGGTGAGGGTTCTGCGTCTAGTCCGGAAGAAGGTAAAATTAAAGCTTTAAAAGAATTTGTTGATTATGTTAAAAATATTTCAAACGAATTACAAAATAAAGCATTTTTAAAAAATAGAATAAGTAATTATTTTGTCCCAAAAATAGGTTTTTCTGATGATGATATAAAAAATGTGGATATCGTTAAAAAACATTTTGAGAGAGACCCAGAAAATATTATAAGAACCTATTCAACAAAAGGAGGTATTAAAAAAGAATATTAAAATAATTATTATAAATAAAAACTATTAAATAATTTATTATAATAACTAGGATTTCTAGAATGATAAAAAATTTAATTATAAAAGTCAAGATAAAAAAATTAAATAGGTGATATTTATAATAAACAAGATAAAAAAATAAAATTTAAAAACAAATAGAACAATGGCTGATTTATTAATGAAAATGCCCATACCGTATGAACCAAAAAGAAATAATCGTTTTATTATGCGATTTCCATCAACATTAGGTATTAATGAATGGTTTGTTGAAACGGCAAAAAGACCAAGTATAAAAATTAACGCAACAGAAATACCATTCTTAAATACTTCAACATATGTTGCTGGTCGTTTTGTATGGAACGAATTAGCTGTGACTTTCAGAGACCCTATTGGACCGTCAGCATCACAAGCTTTGATGGAATGGATACGTCTATGTGCTGAATCAGTAACAGGTCGTATGGGATACGCCGCGGGATACAAAAAAAATGTTGACCTTGAGATGTTAGACCCGACCGGAGTTGTTGTAGAAAAATGGATTTTAGAAGGAACATTTATTACAAGTTCTGACTTTGGTTCTTTAAGTTATAGTGATGATAAAATAGCTACTATCAACACATCTTTACGTATGGATAGATGTGTATTAGTTTACTAAAAATTTACGATACAAAATATTCCAACCCTACATAGTAATATGTGGGGTTTTTTATTTATATAAAAAAAACATTACCTATTATTTATTATAAAAAACAAATTATTATGGAACAAAACATTATGGATGCTGCAACACAAGGTTTTAACTTACCTCACGATGTCGTTCAATTACCTACCGGTGGTATATTTTATCAATCAAAAAAGAAATCAGTTAAAGTTGGTTATTTAACAGCTAATGATGAAAATTATTTAATTGGTTCAGGAATTAGTGGTGAAAATATTATTTTATCATTATTAAGAAATAAAATATATGAACACGATTTAAGACCCGAAGAATTATTAAATGGTGATGTTGAAGCTATTTTAATATTCCTAAGAAATACATCATTTGGACCGGAATATAAAGTAAATTTAATTGACCCTAAAACCGATAAACCTTTTGTTGGAACTATTTTGTTGGATGAATTAAATATTAAACAAACTAGTGTGAAACCTGATGAAAATGGTTTATTTACAACAACATTACCTAACTGTGGTAAAACGGTTAAATTAAAATTAACAACTTTCAACGATACTATTGAATTAGATAGAATGGTTAGTCAATATCCTGCCGGAAGACAAGCACCAAGGGTAACTTGGAAATTAAATCAACATATTGTTGAATTTGATGGGGATACTGATAAAGGTAAAATAGCATTATATGTTGAGACATTACCAATTAGTGATTCAAAATACATAAGAAAATTTTTAAGAGATAATGAACCATCATTAGATTTAAGTAGACAAGTAATCGCCCCATCAGGAGAATTGGTATCTTTCGAGATAACCTTTGGGGTGGACTTTTTTCGCCCTTTCTTCTAATCACAGACAAGGTCTAATTGAGGAGTATTATTTTTTGGCTCGTTTTATTAGACTTTCATATTCAGATTTTTATATAATGCCGACGTATGTGAGAAAATATCTCGTAGACCGGATAATCGAAGATAATACACCAAAGACGTAATTTAAAACTACTCTTTGGTGTATTTATTTATAAACACATTTAATATGGGGGCACTTGACGACTTAAAAAAATTAACAGCAGCACAAGCAAAATTAATACTTGATATTGATAATTCAAGTTCTAAAATGCTGGGTCTATTCGGTATGACCGATAAAATGGCTCAGTCAATGAGAGCTGCTATGGCTTTATCATTAGACGCTATCCAAGATATGGGTGGTACTCTTGAAGATGTTGCAAGATTACAAGAGGGTGTTGCTAGTGGTTTGGGTAGAGCGGTTACATTAAGTGCTGATGGTGCTAAAGATTTATATGCCTCATATAAAGTTACCAATATAGAAGTTACTAAAATGGTTAGTAGTATGGCTGATGTGGGTATATCAGCTTATAATACTGCATCTGAAATGAAAAAAGTTGTTGATATTGCTCGTGAATCCGGAGTTAATGCTCAGGCGGTGTCTGCTAAAGTTATAGATAATATGAAATATCTTAACCAATTCAATTTTGAAGGAGGAGTTTCAGGATTGGCTAAAATGGCGGCACAAGCGAGTATGTTAAGAATTGATATGAAATCAACATTAGATTTTGCTGAAAAAGTTTATAATCCTGAGGGTGCTATTGAAACGGCAGCGGCGTTACAGAGATTAGGAGTTAGTCAAGGTGACTTATTAGACCCATTAAAATTAATGGATTTATCACAAAATGACCCTGCTGAATTACAGAATCAAATAGCTCAAATGAGTAAACAATTTGTTCAATTAGGTAAAGATGGTCGTTTTGAAATTATGCCGGGAGCAAAACGTCAAATGCAAGAAATCGCTAAGGCGATGGGTATGCCATATACTGAATTAACTAAAATGGCGTTAGCGGGTGCTGATTTAGATAAGAAAATGAATGAAATAAGTTTTCCTAGTGATTTTGCTAACGAGGAAGATAAAAAACTTATTGCCAATATGGCTGAGATGGGTAAGGATGGAAAATATCAAGTAACAATTGGTGATGAAACTAAAGATGTTGACAAACTTACACCCCAAGATTTTGCAAAACTTAAAGAGGCGGCTGAAAAAGGACCACCTACGATGGAAGACTTGGCTAAACAACAATTGTCTGCCCAACAAGCTATGGCGGGAGGTATTGCAAAACTTGTATCAACACCTGCAAAAACTTTGGCTAAATCATATACCGGTGATGAATTATTGACGTTGGCAAAAAATATTATGCCATCAATAAACGATTCATTAAAAAATGCTGAACCACCATTAACTGCAAATCAATTAGGAAAAGACCTTGATAAGGCCGCGGCGGGGAATATGTCAATTGATGAATTTATGGTGCAAAAAACAAAATCTCTTTTTTCTGCTACGGATAATTTTGCTGAAGCTATACAAAATTTAAGTCAAAAAATGCCAATATTAAGTAATGGTATGGAAAAATTGATTGATAAAATAATTGGAGTTCCAGTTAGAACTGGCCGTGACGTTTTAAAAATGCCAAATGAAGATATTCAATTATTACCGGAAGACACATTTGCGGCATTCACTAAAGGTAGTGATGTTTTATCTAAGTTAACAGGTTCTAATAATACACCATCATCATCACCAACATCAACTAATTCTAAAGTAGATTTAACACATACATTAAATATTAATATTAGTGCTCCTAGTAATGTTAATACTGAACAAGTGATTGCTATGTTTAATGATACAGGTGTTTCACAAGCTTTAGGTGTTGCGGTTAAAGAGGCGTTTACTAATGGTGGTTTAACAACAACAAACCCTAATAAACAACAATTAAGAAATCCGGGTGTTTTACAATACTCTTAAAATAGAATATTTATCTATTTATAATTAAATAATAAAAATATGTCAGATAGTACATTATCATTTGTTTCGTCAAGTTCGTTCAGAAATAGTTTATTAACGAGAAATTTAACACCATATAGTGTTGTGGGTGTTTATACACCACCAGTGTCAAATATTAATAGTGAAATTACCTTGAGTAATTTTAATGTTATTGATTCACCCGACGATTTAATTTCTGAAAATCCTTTTGCTGACCTATTATACCCTTTAAACGAATACGGACCAAATGGTGGTTTTGATAATGAAATAACATTTAACGGACCCCCACTTCCGGTTATATCTAATCAAGGGGAATATAGTCCAAATGATACTGTATTAGATATTGTAAATGAATTCTTTATTGACGCGGCATATATTGATAATTACTATGGTCCGGTTGGTGGTTTTAATGATATGTATGGGGTTACAACTCAAATATTAGGACAACCTATACATCAACCATATTTACCACTTCCGTTTGTTCCCTCATCATATTCACCATACTCAATTTTATTATCAACAAATCCGGAGGGTGATAACGGTTCATTATCTCAGGATTCTTATTTGACTAGATTGGGGGCTCAAAAATTAAATGAGTTATTTCAAGATAGAATTGCAAGACAAATTTTTATAAATACTGTTGGTCAAGTAAATTTAGAATCATTATCTGACCCTTTTGAGGCGAGTTTAATTATATCAGGTCAAGAACCTTTAATTTATAGAAATTGGAAGATTACATCACCTGAGGACCCTATTACCGCGGCGGCAGATTTAATCACAAGATTGGGTGGGGCGTATTGGCCGGTATCATTAATTCCGGGAGATTATTTTAGTGATAATACTAGAAACGGACAAACACAACAAACCTCAAACGCTTTAAATGTTGTTAATCAATTAACGGGTGGATTTTTAGGACCAATTTTAAATATTAAAAGAAATCCATCTGAAATATTTTTGGCGAACACCGGAAATGGACAAAGGTCTGTTTTATTTAGAAATTTAGAATACAATAGATATCAACCAAGTTATCGTAAAGATTTTGGTGGATTATTAGGTATTGGTCAGGCAATTATTAGTTTAATTAATCCTGATAATGGAACTTTAGTTGGGGGTTATTATGTTGGTAGTAGAAATTCTGAACCATCAACAATAACGTCACCGCCAAATCAAGTTCCTGTTAATGCCTTTGGACAACAAGAACAATCACCGGTATATGGTCCTTCTGAAATGGGTATTCTATTTGAGGGTAACCAAGATACTCTTAACTTTGGGTTGGCGGGAAAATCGTTGAGTGATGGTGGGGGTATTGACGGTCAATTTGTTTGGACTTCTCCAAAATACAAACCAAACGCTGGTTTTAGTGCAACACCCGGTGGTGGTTCAGGTTCTGCGGACCCTGAATTTAATTTAATTAGTAGTAATTATACTCGTGATGAATCAACAAATATTACATTCAAAGAGACATCAATTCTTGACCAAACACAAAGATTAGTTAATTCGGCAGATAATGTACAAGGTACTTCAAGATTAAAACACGTTGGTAATGCGATTAACCAAGTCAGTAAAGTTTTTCACGATGGATATAAAGAAATAACTAAAGGTTCTCAAGTTGTATCATATAAAGACCAAACAACCGGTAGTGAAGCGGGTATTGAGTATTGTAGAGTATTTACAAAAGATACACCATATTATACCTACTCTGATTTACAAAAAACCGATGGTATAACAACATCCGGAAGAAGATTTGCTAGTTCCGTGTTAGATAATACTTTTAATTTAAACATTTCCCCAACAAGAAATCCGGGTTCAACCAATATTATTGCAAACGGACCTAATGGGATTGGGGGGTATGCTAAAAAATATATGTTTTCAATTGAGAATTTGGCTTGGAGAACCTCAACAAAACAAGGATATACTTACGATGATTTACCTGTTTGTGAGAAAGGTCCAAATGGGGGTAGAGTTATGTGGTTTCCACCGTATGATTTAAAATTTAATGATACAAGTACAGCGAATTGGTCCGAAACATCATTTTTGGGTAGACCGGAACCAATATATACATACAAAGATACAAAAAGAACTGGTTCATTAAGTTGGAAGATAATTGTTGACCATCCATCGGTTATCAATACCATAGTTGATAAACAATTAAAAGGTGTTAATAAAGATAGGATGAACTCTATATTGGACTCATTTTTTGCGGGGTGTGTTAAATATGATATTTATGAGTTGGCTAAAAAATTTAATACGGTTCCTACAAGAGATTTATATACTTATCAAGAAATTTTAACAAACCCTAAAGTTAGTACTGAGGACATTAAAATTGTTAGTCAAAATTTACCTAAAGAAAATGCGATAGTTAATGCCGGTCCTGATAGCAGTGTTCCACAAACAAATAATGATAATAATTGTGATTTAGATTCAAAATATAACAATTTTGGATTTTATTTTGATAATGATATTCCGGGACCGTCTAACAGAACTAACCCAATTCCGAATTCAACATATAAAGCGGATTATGATAACTACACCGATAGTATGAATCAAGACCAATATGTTGCTATTTCTAATTCAACATTTTCACCACCAAGTACTAATTTAAATGTTAAAGAATTTTTTGAAAATATTGTTATAGATAATTTTAATTATATTAACAATAGTTTCATTGAGGATGCGTTTAAAATATTAAGTGAAGAAACTGGAATTATTAAAATATCTTTAAAAGCCGCGGCATCTGCTCCGGCAAATGAAACATATAATAAAAAATTATCAGAAAGAAGAGCTAATTCTGTTATTGATTATTTTAAAACAACTAAATTAGCTAAATTTATAAATGAAACACAAACATTAACTTTTTCAAAACCTGACGCTGTTGGTGAAGATGATACCGCAATACCAAAATCATCAAAAGGTTCTTTTGGTGCTCCGGTGACTTGTACTCAAGATATTAAAGATAAAAATAATAAAACAACAAAAGACTCACAAAAATACTCAGTTGCTGCTATGGCTTGTAGAAGGGTTGTTATGACGGACATTACTGTTACACCTGTCACTAAACCGGTTGTTCCTATTGAGAAACCTGAAGTTATTGTTGAGGCTCCGGCAGAAAAGAAACCGGAACCAAAAAAACCGGAACCAATTGTTACTATTGAGAAAAAATTAAAAGACGGTATTAGTAAGCAAGTGTTGAGAAATTTATTTTCAGAATGTGATTATTTTGATGTTATCAAAGAAAATGCCCCAATGTTATATGATTCTATTCAGGAAAAACTTAAATATTTTAATCCGGCATTTCACTCTATGACTCCGGAAGGATTAAACTCTCGTTTAACTTTTTTAAATCAATGTGTTAGACCTGGTGAAACAATACCTGTGATTGGTTCTGATGGAAAACCAAGACAAAATGACGCTCAGAATACGTCTTTTGGTGCTCCACCTATATTGGTATTAAGAATAGGTGATTTTTATAATACAAAAATTATTCCTAGAAATTTATCATTTACTTATGACCCATTACTATTGGATTTGAACCCTGAAGGTATAGGAATACAACCTATGTTAGCAACAGTTACATTATCTTTTGATTTAATTGGTGGTATGGGTCTTGAAAAACCCGTGGAACAATTACAAAACGCATTATCATTTAATTATTATGCTAATACTGAAATATATGATGAAAGGTCTACTTGGACTGATGATAGTTGGAAAGCTTTGGATAAACAATATTTCCAAGATATTTTAGATGCTCAACCTACGGTAACAAATGTTGATAATCAACAAACCAATACCGCAGGCGAGACTATTGGTCAAATACAAACAACTATTAATTCAGAAAGTGGTCAAACCGGAGATATTACCTATATGAGAATTATGGATAGTTTATTGGATGTAACTAAAGAATACTATACTGATGTTGTAAATCAGGCTGAAAGTATGACTAAATCATATAATGATGGTATTTGGCAATTGACCTCAAAAGATTTACTATATGTTGATGGGGAATTTAATTTAGATAATTCAAGTATGTTTGTACCGATTTACGGTAAATCTGTTTTTGATGATAAAATTGATGAATTATTTACAAAAACACTTGAAGATATAGATAATGACACCAATTATATAATATTGGGATTAATCGATGATAATTTTAATGATACAACAATTAGAGAAGTAAAATCAAATTTGAAAAAATACATTACTGATTATAAGGTTGATTTTAGTTTGGGAGTTAATGAAATTATTAATAATTTAGTTAATCAACAAGTTAGTATGGTTCAAGTTTTTAGAAAAATTAATTATGTTACTACATTGTCTGATGGGGTAATAATTGATTCTAAACCTAAAGTGTATAGTATTTCTGCAACAACGGAAATTAGTAATTTAAGTCTTCCAGAACCATTAGATACTTATGATGAACTTTGGAAAGATTATCAAACTGTTGGTAATAATATTTTGGTTTTTAATGAATTTTTGGTTACCAAACAAATAATAACTAAAGATTATATTGAACCCGGTGGCTTTAATACTACATCAACGGCTTTTGATGTTAGTAATATATCGGATAAAAGATTTTTTATGATTATGTCACAAATTTTTAATAATAGAACAAAATTTAATGAATTTAAGGATATAATAATTACAAATCAAATGGATAACACAACTTCCGGATTACGAAGAAAATTTGATAATATTGTTGGTGATTTTAGAGATAAAGTTGTTGAGGAATTAGACGCTGAGGAGAAATTTTATAACTCACTTAAAAAAAGTCAGGAATATAAAGATTTTCTTGCGGTTGAAAACCTTTATAAAAAAGGTAAAACACGTAAATTTACATATACTACAGTTCCTAACTCATCTACAAATGAACAACAAACCACTGATTTATTGTTATTGTATCAAGGTAATAATGGAGGTGATAACATAATATGGACGGATAAAACACAATTTAATTAAAAATGGATAATAGACAAAATTATAATAGATATAATGAATTTTTATTTAATGGTGAACAAACCGTTGTTCCTTATATCACTATTCCTAGTAAATCTACGGATAAAAGGTATATTTACAAAATTGGTCAATCAAGGTTGGATAAAATATCTCAACAATACTATGGAACACCAACATTTGGATGGTTAATTATGGCCTCAAATCCAAATTTTGGAGGAGAAGAATGGAATATACCTGATGCGAGTATTTTAACAATACCATTCCCATTAGTAACATCTTTACAAGATTATAAAACACAATTAGACAATCATTTCTTTTATTATGGTAGGTAAACCTGAAAATATTTTAGTAGAATTCGACTACAATAACATAACAATTATTGACCCAAACAAAGTTATTGATTCTAATAATATTGTTAGTGAAAGATATGTCAGTCAAGAAAATTTGGTGATGTATGCTAATCTTGAATGTAGTGTATTACCAAGAACTAAATTAGCGGTGGGGGTTTCAAATGATAGTGCAATAAAAACAGTATCAATAGCAAAAATTAACTTTTTAAAACCGGGAGATAAACAATATTTAGATAATTCATATACCGATGATATAACAGGTAAAAATAGTATTAAATCTGAAATTGTTAATTTACCAAATAAAAGTTCACCATCTAAACCTAATGTTAGTGATGATTTCTACATTAAACATTCTCCAAATTCAGGTAATCAAACAGGAAGTATTGATAATGGTTTATTAGGTATTACGTCAATTCAGATTAGACAAGGATTAGATTTTTTACCAACAGTTGATATAAAATTAGTTGATATAAAAGGTCGTGCTTTGTTTGAAGGTGGTAATAATTCACCATACGCGGCATTTTTTAATTTACCTTATCCGTTATTTCATTTAACCATTAAAGGTTATTATGGTAAAGCGGTTAAACTAGCGTTGATGTTACAAAATTTCACATCAACATATAACGCCGATACAGGTAACTTTAATATAGATTTAAAATTCTACACTTACAAATATACGGTTTTAAGTGAGATTACTATGGGTGCTTTAATGGCAACACCTCATATGTATCAATCAAGATTTACAATTAGTTCGACTAGTGGTGGTCCTAGTAAAACAACCAAAACTAATGATATTGTTGTTGAACGAGGTTATCAAAAAATTGTTGAAATGTATAGTGAATATAAATCTAAAGGGTTAATTCCAAATGATTTTCCTGAAATAACGGTTATGCAAATGAAAGATAGAATTGAAAATTTTATCACAAATGTTTTAGAATCATTTACAAAACAAAATTTAGACCCTTTAACTGATTTAGACACATATAGTAATAAATTAAGAGATTATCAAAAAGATGTGTTTTACACATTACAAACTTCTTGGTTCAATAAATATATGGATGTTGTTAATTATTATATTTTAAATACGGAACAAAAAGTTTACACATTTAAAAAAAATACAAGTTTAGAAGTAAAAAGTAATGCGGTTTCAGAATTAAAAGGTATTATCGACAAGTATAATGTATTACTAAATAGTAATAAAACTTGTGGCGATAATGGTAGTTATGAGATTAATGGTAAAAAAACCGAGTGTAAAATACCAAATCCTGTCAAATATGATATTTTCCCAAAAAATGTTAATTACGATGATATAAATCTTGAAGAGACATATAAAGCACAAAGAAAAAATAGTCAACCAACACCGGAGGATTTAGCTAAATTTCGAGCAGAATTAACAAATTCAAATATATTAGACAATATAACCATAACACTTAAAGGTGGTAGTACACAAGTAACATCACAATATTTTGTGTTTGAAGGTAAAAATAGTTTTATTGATTTAACTGATAAAATGAATAAGGACCTTCAAACAAAAAGAGAAACAATTCAAGAAGAATTAACAAAGGCTTTAGCTGAATTATTGGAAAGTAAGGATAATGGTATTGGTTTTATTCCAAATATTAGAAATGTTCTTGCGGTTATATTTGCCAATGGTGAAGCTTTTTTAAGGTTGATGGATGATGTTCATACTAAAGCTTGGGAAAAAAGAGATGATAAGATTAGAAAAAACGCAATTTTTGATACTACGGTTTCTAATGCTAATCCTGATAACCAAACTTCGGGTAATAATTCAACTCAACCAATTTATCCTTGGCCTCAGGTGATTAAATCAACCACCGGTGAAAATGGGCAAGAAAAATATGAAGTAAGATATCCGGGAGATAATGATATTATTAGTCAAACAAAAGGTTATTTATATGATGTTTGGCCTGAAATAGAGTTTGTTGAGGAATTTATTAGAGGTTTAACACAAAGAACCCCACCTCCACAACCTACCGCAGATAATTCAAATTCAGTAACCGAACCAAACCGAGTGTCTTTGGGTGCTATTGAGTTTCCGATTAGTAATGAGGTTTTTGCAAATAAAGTGGATGTTAATTACATTTATGAAATTTATGAAAGAATTTTATTAACATCCCATTATTCAAAATTAGATAGAAGTGAAAATAATGGAAGTGATTTAGATAAGGTATCAAATGTTATTGCTGATGGTGAGAGTTTAAATATAAAAAATAGTATATCAAATTCGGATGCGTCTTTAATTAAAATTATTAGAGATTACAATCTTACCTCAAGTAATTTTCCAAGTGTATTAAAACATATCTCAAATGAGGGTGCTGGTCAGAGTTGGCAGAATTACATTAGAGGTATATTCAACACGGGATATATTAAAAATGATGTTGAAAACGGTGATTTTGAATTTTTAACTCAAAGTGAATTAGATAGTAGTAGTTCTCAACCTTTATTTTCACTACAAAAAGAAGAGGATATTTCAACATACGTATCTACCTCAACATCATCAAACAAATATGGTTTTTCTGATATTTTTCCATTTACGAATAAAAAATGGGTTCAAAGTAATTTAGAAAATGGTGTTGGTACTGATGAGAAACTTGCGTTTAATACAACTAAAACTTTGGTGTTTAATAGTAATAAAAAAGTAATTTGTAATTTTACGGATTCTCAAGGTCAAGATGTTAAAAGACCTATAACAAATTTTGTTTATAAGAATATCGTAACACCTAAGGTAATAAATGATGATTTTAGAAATTTTTATGCAAGTAGAACTTATACTAATCAGTTACCAACAGAAGGTGATGTTAAATATTTAAACTATTCAGGTTTAGTTAGTAATTATCAAACAACCTCTATCTTAAACACTCCTTATTTTATTAATGCGATACAAGAAGGTGTTGAAAAGTTAAGGAATAAAGAACTGTACCCATTTGTTAGTTCGGCATATTTGTTTATTAATAGTTTACCATTATCAACATTAAGGGAGAAATACAAAACATATACCGGAACTCAAGATAATTATTCTGATGAAAGTTTAGATTATATTTTTGCGTCCTTAAATAAATTTGGGGGATTACACAAAATACCTTATGCTTGGGTATTAAAAGTGGGTTCAATATGGAACCGATATAAAACTTATATAGAAACCGGTAATGATATATTAACCAATTGTTGGGAAGATTTTGATTATGTTAGTAATTATGACCCGGTAACGAATGATAAAACTAAAACATATGATTTAATTCTTCCGGGACAAATAAGTGGAACATCAATTATTTTGGAACAATATAAGGAAGTATCAACGTTTGGTAGTAATAATTCAATATTAACAATTAATACAGGGTTTTACCCTAAATTGATAAATGATTTTAATATTTTCTATCAAGGATATACGATTTTTACGGGATATACTAATACCGACATTCAAAATGGTTTTAATGAAGGTCTTGTTTTAAATTATGTCCCTGAGGCGGTCATTAATAACACAAAACAAGTTCCAATTTTAAATACCGTAAGTAATGTTGTGATTCCTTGGTCAATATCGGTAAAATCTGATTATGGACAATATCAATTTATAATGCCGTCAAACGGTAGTGTTATAAATCAAACAAAATCTGAATGTATTGATAATTTTGGTAATTTAATATTTAATTTATCCGGTAATACATCAATGTATAATGGTTCTGTTAGATTATTTTGGACGGCACCAAACTACGGGTATTTTGATAATTCTAAAGTTTTAAAACCGTTACCTACCAAATATTTAAAAGAAGTTTGGTCGAATCAATCCATTCAAGAAAATTTCTCAATTAATGGAGAGGATAAACAATATACGGACATTAGTGAAATGTTTTCGGTGTTTGATAAAGATACGTTAGATAAGTTTGAAAAAGAATTTTTAAATTTTAGTAAATCAACCTACGATTATGTTGATGAAGATGGTGTGGATAAAACTAACTCTCAAAAAACATTTAAAAACTTCCAAGAATTAATGAGAAGTTTAATGAAAATAACCAATAATAGTGTTAATAATACTCTATCGGTTGAGGATATTCAATCAAAACAATTAACAAATATTTCTAATACGATTAGTCAATTTTTAAATTATGATATATACTTTAAAAAGGGAAATCCGTCTAATTTTGATAGAAGATTGTTTTATACTTTTTCGTCCAATCATATTGTTGTTAGTCCATATACTTGGGATTATTATAATTATGTAACACCAAATTCGTTACCTAGTAATAACCTTAGTTCACCATCATTAACCACATCTATTTCTTTAAAACCAAATGAATGGAAAGCGTTGGAAACTTATGTAGGGTTTTCAAATATACCGGAATTGGTTTATAAAGATAATGGGTCTTATATTACAGATTTCTTTATTGATTGTAATATTGCTTTTGACGTAGAGAATATTGAAAATCTACATCCTATCATTAAAATTTATGCCACTCAAAAATTAAAAGACAATACTTTGAATTATGATAAGTTTGTTAAATTGATGAATGAATATTTAGATACATTGGATAATTTTAATGATAAAATTTTAAATAGTACAATGATTAAAATCAGAAAATTATTACCCACGGTTAGTGAGACACCTAAACCACCAAAAGAATCTGTTTTAGAAAGTAAACAAAGTAAGTTGGAGTTATGGGACTCATTTAAAGCCACAAATGATAAGTGGATTGCTGGTAATGATTTTAAAAACAAAACTTTATTTGAAGATGTTTTATTATTGGATAGAGCAAGTAGGAATATTGGTGAAAAAGTGTTAATTGATATTATAAAATTAAAAGATACTTTAACAAACATTAATGTTACTACAAGTATGTTAACATACGTTAATAATATTTTAGTAACAAATAATTTTGTTGTAATGAATATACCGTCATATGTTAATTTTTATAATGTGCAAGACGCGGTTAAAAATCCAAAACCAAAACCTGAAGGTACTTTGGAATTTGCTAACACAATGTTCGGTACTTTTATGAATGTTGATTATAGAAATTCATCGGCAAAGATGGTTTGTTTTTATGCTGGTAAACCAAGTCAACACGTTGCTATTAATAGTGTTGATTATAGATTTAAGGATGATGCTTTTGATTTAAGACGTGCTAGTGATAATCCATTAAATGAAAACCAAATTGGTAAAAATGATTGGGATAAATCAAATAAGGTTGTTGGGTTTAACGTTGAATTTGGAACACAAAATCAATCAATATTTAAAGGATTTAGTGTGTCACAAAATCCGGGATTACCAACTACTGAATCATTACAGGTTATTAATCAAATGGCTAATCAATCAGGAAATAGAGGGGGGTCAACTCAAAATATATCATTGTATAATTTATATAAAAATAGAAGTTATGCTTGTCAGGTAAATATGATGGGTAATGCTATGATACAACCAACTATGTATTTTAATTTAAGACACGTCCCTATGTTTAGTGGACCATATATGATACAAAAAGTTAATCACACTATAACTCCCGGTAATTTTGAAACTACTTTTGAAGGTATCAGACAACCGACAGCGTCTTTACCTTTAGTTGAGAATTACATTCAATCGTTAAAAACAACTTTGTTACAAACTATAATTGACACAAATAATCAAAGAAGGACTGAAAATAATACAAATAGCACAACCGCATCTACAAGTAATGTAATAGGTCAGGCCGCAGAAAAAAATGCTGATAATACAGAAAAAGGTGTTACTAAACCTAAAAATACTCAAGAATGTCCACCGGTTAAAACAACCGATGATAAATATGGTAAATTTACCCCTGAAACACCATCAGGGACTACTGCAACATACAAAGAGGTAATTGAGTTAATATCCACAAAAACAACTGACCAAAAAATTAGATATTCTGTTTTTGCTAAAATGTATTTAAACTCTAGTGATTCTGTTGGGTTGAAGACACAATCAAATAATTATAGTGGAACTGATTTGATGAGTGATTGGGGTCAATCGGTAAGTGTTTATTTTACAAAAAACCAATATTATTGTGGTGGTATTAGTAATACAAAACCTTATGTAATATTTGATAGTTTAGATACAAATATTGACTTTTTGATTAGTAGATTTACGGGTAGAGTTTCTGAAATAAAAGATTTAACTTCGTCTGAAATTACTAAATTTATTATATTATATGGTGATGCTGCAATATCAAATAGTAATGTATATACTACTATGAATCCAACTGATATTACAAATATGGAATCTAAAGTTACCCAAGCTATTAATTTATTTAATCAAAATACTGGTAATTTTACTAATACACCATCACCTGCAAATGTTCCACAACCACCACCGGGAATTAAAATTGTTAATTTAGGTACATTTGATACATTACAAGGTAATGATGCTAGTTACTATAACATACAACAAAATAATGGTAAATTTATTGTTTTAAGAATTGTTGACCCTAATTATGAGTTTAAAAATATAGGTGACACAGACTTTAAGGATGGTAATAATAATATAGTTACCTATAATTGTCTCTCAGGGGCGGGGTCAAGAACTTGTACTGTAAATGGTAAAAATCCTGGAATATATACTATGAATGTGAAATATTATCCTAAAGGACCTTTGGAGTCCAACCCATTTACTTTAGTTAGTGCACCATTTAATCAGTAACATTTACAAATAAACAGATATTTATATATAAAAAGATTATGAACACAAAATTAATATTAGACAATTATTTAGGTAAAACCACAAGAAGCTCAGAGAAAGATTTGGGTAATGGTTCTAAACAAGTTTGTGATTTAGACACGGGAGATTGTTATACTATCAGAATGAAAGATGGTTTAATTGAACGTGTGGATAACACTATGAATACAAATAAAAAAATCCAAGTTGAAACATTAACAGGTGTAAAACAATTATTAAACGGATAAGATGAAAAAAATAGACAATAAAATTTTAGAAGAAATTGCAAGGTATAACTCAATCAATAATTATATTGTTGAACAAGATGTTACATTACCACCACCTCCGGGAGAAGACCCAAACGCGGTTCCACCCGCTCCGGCACCTGTTGACCCAAATGTTGCTCCACCGGCACCTGCAGGACCTCAACCGGTTGATTTAGAAAACGACCCTGATGTTGAAAAACTTGGAGGAGAGGGTGACTCTACAGGTAAAACTGAAGAAATGGATATAACTGACTTAGTAAAATCTCAGAAAAAAGTTGAACAAAAACAAGAAGAATATTTTGAAAACTTATTCCAACATTTAGATAATTTAGAAACTAAATTAGGTGAAATGGATGGTATTATGACTAAATTGAATGATTTAGAAATGAAGATTGAAAAATATAGAGAAAAAACTCCTCAAGAAAAATTAGAACTTAGAAGTTTAGATTCGGGACCATTCAACCAAAAATTAAGTCAATTCTTTGATGATAAAGAAGAAGATATGGAAAAATCAGGAAAAAATGAATATATTTTAACTCAAGATGAAGTTGAGGATTATTCACCAATTGAAATTAAAAAAACATTTAGAAATTTTGGAGATGAAGGAAAACCAACATCATTCCAACAATTAAGATAAATAAGACGGACTAAAAAAGTCCGTTTTATTTTCACAAACAATTTGACAAACCCACGGCTGACACTTATACTTTTATAAACCTTTAAATATTTTAAACACTATGGCGACAAATTCATTAGACGCAGTTTTAGCTCAATACGAGAAAGCTAAACAAGGTAGTACTTCTTCTACCTCAAAATTCACACAAGAAGAAAGAATGAAAAAATACTTCGCGGCAATCCTTACCGATAAGGAGACCCAAGGACAAAAAAGATTAAGAATCTTACCAACAAAAGATGGTTCTTCACCATTTAAAGAAGTTTGGTACCACGAGATTCAAGTTGATGGAAAATTCCAAAAATTCTATGACCCGGGAAAAAATGACAACGAACGTTCACCTTTAACAGAGGTTTACGAAGAATTACGTTCAACAGGTAAAGAAGCTGATAAAAAATTGGCATCAAATTACTTATCACGTAAATTCTATATTGTTAAGGTTATCGATAGAGATAACGAAGAAGATGGTGTTAAATTTTGGAGATTCAAATCAAACTACAAAAATGAAGGAATCTATGACAAAATTATTCCTATCTACAGAAACAAAGGTGATATTGCTGACCCTGAAAAAGGTAGAGACCTTATCTTAGAATTAACTAAGGCAAAAACCCCAAAAGGTGCTTACTACACCGTAATTCAAACCGTTATGTATGATGATGCTGCACCTGTTCACGAGGACAAAGACATTGCAGAATCTTGGATTAACGATGAGTTAACTTGGGAAGATGTTTATTCTAAAAAACCGGTTGAATACTTAGAGGCTATCGCAAGAGGTGAAACTCCGAAATGGAACTCTGATAAAGGTGGTTACGATTACGGTGATTCATCTGAAGATGAGACTTCATTTGGTGGTTCTAAATCATCAGGGTATGAAGACCCACAAGCGGACGCTGAAGGTGACGATGATATGCCATTCTAATCAAACAAAACTTGGACATATAACTTGAGCACTGAGATTACTTGGTGCTCAACTTGTCTAAACAAACTAAAAAATTAAATTAACATAGACATATGGCGATAAAAAAGAAAACATTCTCGCTAGAGGATATAAAAGGTAAATTTTCTACAAAAACAAAATATAAACCTGAAAGTTTTTATAACTGCGGTGATGCTTTTATGGAGGCTTGTGGATTACCGGGACCTGTAATGGGGGGTATTAATATGATGTTAGGTCATTCAAATACTTCAAAAACAACAGCTATGATATTAGCAGCTGCGGATGCTCAGAAAAAAGGTCATTTACCGGTGTTCATTATAACGGAAAAAAAATGGTCTTGGGAACACTCGGTTGAATTGGGGTTACAAGCGGAACAAAATGAAAATGGTGAGTGGGACGGTCATTTTATTTTTAATGATTCTTTTGAAACAATAGAACAGGCGACTGATTTTATGAATGATATTTTGGATGCTCAAGAGAAAGGTGAATTACCATATAATGTTGCTTTTTTCTTTGATAGTATTGGTAGTATTCCCTGTCAAATGACCTTCGAAGGAAAGGGTGGGTCTATGCATAATGCTAGGGTGCTATCGGAAAGAATTGGTATGGGCTTACATTCTAGAATAACAAAATCAAAAAAAGAGGATTATCCTTACTATAACACTTTAATTGTTATCGTACAACCTTGGGTTGAATTACCTGACTCACCATTCGGTCAACCTTCTATAAAACCTAAAGGTGGTGAGGCATTATATTTAGCATCTTCGTTAGTATTTTTGTTTGGAAATCAAAAAAATGCTGGTGTTAACCATATAACCGCAACTAAAAATGGTAGAACCGTATCTTATGCTGTTAGAACAAAAGTATCTATATTGAAAAATCACGTGAATGGAATTGCTTTTAAGGATGGCAAAATAATTGCAGTACCACAAGGATATATTTCAGATACAAAAGAGGCGTTAGACAAATATAAAAAACAATATTCTAGTTATTGGGGGGCAATTCTTAGTGGGACAGGTGAATTGATATTGGATGAAACTAATGAAGATGATTCTGACGATTAAAAAAAAATATAAATAATTATACTTTTTAATTATTTGATGATATTTATATAATATGGGGAGAAGAAAAGTTGAAGAAGAAAAAAAGAAAGTAAAATTGGCGGTGTCTCTTGACCCCGAATTACCACAATACTTCAAAGATAAATCTATAAATTTATCTTCCCTTGTTAATAAATTATTAAAAGAATATATTAAAAATGGAAACTAAAGTTTGTAGTAAATGTAATCTTGAAAAACAAATAACAGATTTTTATAAAGATAAACAAAAAAAAGATGGTTTAACATCTATTTGTAAAATTTGTAAAAAGAATATTTTAAAAATCTATAAAGAACAAAATCCTGATAAAGTTAAAGAAAGTAAACGAAAGGAATATTTAAAAAATATTGAAAAGTATCGTAATCAGAATAAAAAATGGAAAAATGAAAATCCTGATTATATGATAAAATATTTTAAAAATTATTATGATGAAAATAAACAACAATTACTTGAAAAACAAAAAAAATATTATGAATCTAATAAAGATAGTATTTTAAAAAAATGTCAAGAATATGTTAACAAAAATTATGAAAAAACATCAAAAAATCAAAAAGAATATCGTGATAAAAATAAAGAAAGATTACAAAAATACATTAATCAATATAGAAAAGAACGTAGGC